GGCGTAACAGTTACAGCAGATGCAAATATCACACTAACAGGCGAGGCAATAACTTCAGCTTTAGGTAGTGCAACAGTAACAGGGACAGCAAACATATCTCCAACAGGTAGCGCTGTAACTTTATCTGATGGGACAGTAACAGTAAGTGCTGACGCTAACATGACAGTAAGTGGTGAGGAAATCACCAGTGCATTAAACGGTGTCACAGTAACAGCAGATGCAGGTGTATCCCCAACAGGGCAAGCAATAACTGTATCAGATGGAACGGTAACTACTAGATCATCTAATATAGTAATCGTTACTGGAACAAGCATTACTTTCCCTACAGGTTCTGCTACAATAAGGGGTGTAGCAAATGTATATCCTACGGGTGCTGTAACAACATTAGAAACAACTACTCCCTTAATATGGCAAGTGATAGGAGATGGCCCAGATGGTAATTGGGTTGTTGAATCTGATGGCCCAAGTGGTGGATGGACAGAAATAACAGATAGCCCAGATGCAAATTGGATTGAAATAGACCCAGATTAATTATAGGAAAATATTATGGCAAGTACATACTCAGATAGATTAAGAATCGAACTTATGGCCGCAGGTGACCAGTCAGGTACTTGGGGTGATACAACAAATACAAACTTAGGTACACTCATTGAAGAAGCTATTGCAGGTCTAGCGGATGTTAGTATGACTTCTGATACTGATTATACGTTGACAGCAAATAACGGTTCTACTGACGAAGCAAGGCAAATGGTTTTAAAAGTATCAAGCACCGTATCATTAACTGCAACAAGAAATGTCATAATCCCTGCAAAAGAAAAACTATACGTAGTACATAACAACACTACAGGTGGTCAGAGTATTTTGGTTAAGCCAGCTTCTGGTACTGGAGTCACTATTGCTAATGGTTCTAAAACAATTATTTATTGTGATGCTACTAATGCTTATAAAGCTATAAATGATCTACCAGCTTCTGACTTATCAGGTGCTGTAGGTGTCACTAACGGTGGTACAGGTTTAACAGGTGCAGGTTCTAATAACCAAGTATTAACTACTGATGGTACTTCTTTTTCTCTAGCCCAATTAACATCGTCTAACCTTACCACTGCAACTGCAAACGCTTTAACACCTGCTGGAACTATTATTCATTTTGGTGGTACTTCTGCTCCTTCTGGTTATTTAGCTTGTGATGGAGCATCTATTGATAGAACTACTTATGCAGATTTATTTAGTGCAATAGGTACTACTTGGGGAAGTGCTGATGCTAACTCTTTTAATGTACCAAATTTACAAGGAACGTTTCTAAGAGGTGCAGGTACACAAACATATACCAATGCTTATGATGGTGGTTCAGTTGGAGATAAAAGTAGAGATAAAATTACGATACACTCACACGAATATAGATCAGAAGGCACATACGGTAGCGCAAATCCAATTGGAACAGATGATTATGCCCTTATGGGTACTAATGCTAGCTTTCCTGATGCTTCAAGTAGAGTTTGTTTTGTTGCTGCGGCAAGGAAGCAGACAATCGGTGGTATAACAGAACAACGTCTTTGGATTGGTGATCCGCAACGAGCTAGACCTGGACAAAGCACTCCTAATCCAGTTATAGAAAAAGCTGATGAAACTGTTCCATTTAATGCGACTATTCTTTACTGTATAAAGACTTAATGAAACATAAATACCCTGCATATCTTATAGAATGGGATGATGCGATGGCAGATGCATCGTGGGAAGAATTAAAGAAAGAGGATATAAAGCAATCCACATGTTTCACACTAGGGTTTGTAATAGCAGAGACAAGAAAGCATATAGTTATTGCAAGTACGTATGATAATGATTCAGAGCATACCAATGCAAGATTACAGATACCAAAAGGAATGATTATAAGTAGACGTAAGATTAATTTAGACGAGGAGGATATAACTAAAGCATGGCCATTTAATGGAGTAAAATAATGATAGACCCTATTTCAGCATTCGCTGCAGCCAACGCTGCTGTTAAAGGAATCAAGCAAGCAATTAAGTTTGGGCAGGATGTTTCTGAGATAGGAGACAAACTCCAAGATTTTTTTGAGCATCGTGATAATGTGCAAAAAGCTGCACAAGAAGAAAGAGATAAAAATAAAAATAAGAACATAAACTCTCAAGCAATGCGCAATGTCATGAATGCTCGAAAACTAAGGCAAGCTGAGAAAGACCTCAAAGAGCAGTTAATTTGGAGTGGGAACGCTGACTTATATGAGGAGATTTTAAGGGAGCGCATACGTCTAAAAAGAGAAGCAGAAAAAGCCAAAGAGTTAGCGGCTTATAAAAAGCAAAAAGTCATCGAATGGACGATGTGGGGTGGCTTGTTAGGTGCTTTAATAGGTGTTACTATTTGGATTATATATAAATTAACTAAAGCAGTTTTAGCAATGGGATAAGTATGGATATATTAAAAAAAGCCAAATCAATTCTTTCTGTTGTTGCTCCTAATATAGGCACTGCACTTGGTGGCCCGATTGGTGGTATGGCAGGTAGGGTTGTTGCAAAAGCTCTACTCGGTAAAGATGAAGCCAGTGACAATGAAATATTTGAAGCAGTAGAAAAAGCAACACCAGAACAACTCGTAGCATTAAAGAAAGCTGATGCAGATTTCAAAGTACAAATGAAACAGTTAGATATAGATTTAGCTAAGATATCAGCAGATGATAGAGATAGTGCAAGAAAGAGACAAATAGCCCTAGGGGATCACACACCAACAGTTTTAGCTATTCTTACCATGTTAGCTTTCTTTGGTTATATCGGTGCTGTTACCTTTTTACCTACACCTAATGCTGACATCGGGCTAGTCAACGTAGCTATCGGTTGGCTTGGTGGTACTGCAAGTACCGTAGTTGCATACTACTTTGGTAGTAGCTCTGGTTCAAAACAAAAAAATGATTTTATAAAGACAGATAAAAAATGAGAAAACTTACACTAAATTTTTCCTACGAGGAACTTATCCATTCTGATATGGCAGCAAGGCGTGGTTGGGATAACTCTCCTAATGACGAAGTTATTGATTTAAATTTATCAAGACTTGCAACACTACTACAAAAAATAAGAGACTATCTTGGTAAACCGATTATGATAAATTCTGGATATCGTTCAAAACAGCTTAATGATGCAGTGGGTTCAAAAGACTCCAGTCAACACCGTAGAGGGTGTGCGGCAGATATCAGATCGCCAGGTATGACAGCAAAAGAATTAATGGAACATATTGTACGTAACGGGTTTGGATATGACCAATGTATATTGGAATTTGATTCGTGGGTGCATATAAGTGTACCAGAGGGTGACAAGCCACTAAGAGGAAATGCGCTTGTTATAAATAAACAAGGTGTCAAACAATTTAAGTTAGCATAATGCCATTACAAAGATTACAATTTAAGCCAGGTATCAATAAAGAAATTACCAACTATAGTAATGAAATGGGTTGGAATAAAAGTGATAAGGTACGTTTTAAAAAAGGTTTCCCAGAACAAATAGGTGGTTGGACAAGAGTATCTGATACACAAGTTGTTGGTACTCCAAGAACACTTATTAATTGGGTTGCACTTGATGGTGATAATCTTGTTGGTGTAGGAACAAACATTAAATACTACGTTCTAGAAGGTCAGACTTATTCTGATAAAACACCTATTCGATTAGCTAAAACTTTTGATGGTGGTTCTGGTAACCCTGCAATTGACCCTTTTACAACTGCATTGGGTTCTACGACAGTAACGGTAACACATACTGGACATGGCGCTGATGATGGTTCGTATGTTACATTTATCAATTCTTCTGATGTTAATGGTGTACCCGCTGCTGAATTAAATACAGAACATAGAATAACGTATGTTGATGCGAACTCCTATACTATTACTGTAACTACGGCAGCTACTGGAGCAGGTGCAGGGGGTGGTAGCACTATTGTTGGGGAGTATCAAATAAACCCAGGGCAAGAAGTTTTTTCATTTACTTCAGGTTGGAGTTCTGGTACATGGAGTACAGGCTCTTGGGGACAAACAGGTTTTTCAGATTTAGCAGAACAGCTACGTCTTTGGGTACATGATAATTATGGTGAAGATGTTATAACTAATTTATACCAAGGGGATATTTACTATCTTGATAAAAGTGGAACGAATGTTATGAAAACAGGAGCGCCATACACAAGTAGTAGCGAGATAGAATATAGAATGCGATCAATAGCTGATATTGTTACCGAAGACCCCGCTGCTACACCCCTTGCTAGTTATGTACCGACTCAAGTCACCTATAGTATGGTTTCTCAACAAGCTAGACACGTTATATGTTTCGGTGCTAATAATCAAGGAGGTTCTGGCGCTTTTGACCCATTACTTGTTCGATGGTCAAGTTCAGAAGATTATCAAGAATGGCAACCTCTCACTACCAATAGTGCAGGGGATTTTAGGTTAGAGCAAGGTAGTCAGATTGTAAGCGCTATAAAAACAAGACAAGAGATATTAATATTTACTGATACTGCTGTTTATGCAATGCAGTACGTAGGTCTTCCATACGTTTTTAGTTTTACTCTACTTGCAAGTAATATTTCATTGATGTCACCTAATTCGGTGGCTGTTGCAAATAACACAGCTTTTTGGATGGGTCGAGATAAGTTTTATGTTTTTGATGGTCAGGTTAGAGCATTGCCAAGCACCCTTAGAAGTTTTGTTTACGACAATATAAATTATGAACAAGAGTTTCAAGTTATTTCAGGAACAAACGAAGAGTATAATGAAATATGGTGGTTCTATCCTACAGGCACAGATACACAGATTAATAACTATGTCGTCTTTAATTACTTAGAAAATATTTGGTATTATGGCACATTGAGTAGAAGTGCATGGTTAGATAGTGGACTTAGACAATCTCCGATAGCATTTGATTACAATAGACGAGCGCTAAACCATGAAGTAGGAGTTGATGATGCATCAGGCTTAGGTTCTGTTGCCATAGGTTCTTACATTGAATCGTCCGATTTTGATATTGGGGATGGAGACCAGTTTAGTTTTGTTCGGAGAATGATACCTGATTTAACATTTACAGGCTCTGAATCTGTAAACCCAGATGTTACTTTGACTCTTACACCTAGAGATTATACAGGTGGAGATTACAGTAGCGAGACAGGAAAATCAGTACAAGCTAGTGCATTATCTCCTCAAGAGTTGTATACTAACCAAATAGATATAAGAGTTAGAGGTAGGCAGTTAAAACTTAGAATAGATGGTAGTGATTTAGTGGGTACAAAATGGCAACTAGGCACACCACGAATTGATATTAGAACAGACGGAAGACGATAATGGCAGTACCTGTATTACCGATACCACCAGATTCATATGAGAGAAGATACTTTGACGAGTTAAACCGTATTTTACGATTGTTTTTCTCCCAGAACGAAACGCCTATTCTCTTTCAAACTGCAAGATTACAGGTGCTAGATCAGAATCAAAATGTTATAATAGACCAGGCTTTCAATGAAACTTCAGGAGAGCTAAATATTGTATTAACTAACTTACCCACATCAGCAACAGGGCTAGCAACAGGCACAGTCTATAATGATAGTGGCACACTAAAGGTAGCGTAATGGATGATATGAAATCAGCTATAAAAGGTATAGCAAGTAAAGGTAGGAATGGAGATAATATGCTCGTGCATATGGCTCCAGATGAAGTCGCAGGTATAGCATCTCTTGGAGGTGTATCAATAAATCCTGAAACAGGATTACCTGAGATGTTTAAATTCAGAGATTTTCTAAAAATAGCCGTACCTGTTGGAATTGCTATGGCTACTGGTAACCCTGCTATGGCGGCTAAAATGCCCTCGTTCTTAACAAACCCAATAGGTAGAGCTGTTATATCAGGCGCAACTTCTGCTTTATCCGCTAAACTTGGTGGTGGCGATTCTAAAGAAGTTAAAAGAGCTTTTGGTACAGGTGTACTCGCTGATGCAGTAGTACAAGGTGGTCAGAAAATGTTTGGCGACCCAACAAAAGCACAACAGTTGCAAGATATTAGAGCTAGGGAAACCGCTAGGCAACAAGGATTTGAAGCAAGTAAACAAATTAAACCTATAAACTATGGATTAACAAACACAGGTGGAACATCAAATCAAGGATTAAGATTAAGTGAAGGGTCAGGTCAAGGATTAAGATTAAGTGAAGGATCAGGTCAAGGGTTACGTTCTGATTTATTAAGTTCAACTGGGTCTATAGCTCCTACCAAATCACCATTAACTGCTGAAGAACTCAAATTAGTAAGAGGGGATATGATGATGAGAGGTATCGGCCCTGCTGTAGGTTTATTAGATTCTGGTGCATTAGACCCAGAGGAAGAAGAAAAACGTAAAAGAAAAGAAATTCAAATGGCATCTCCTTATACTGTACAAGCTAGATACCCAGGTGAGGGATATGGTAGTAGTGAGTTTATGTATTTCAACCCTAATAGTATGTATGCTAAAGAAGGTGGGTATATAAAGAACATGCAAGAAGGTGGTATGGTAGATGATGCACCTATGCTAGCTCCTCCACCTAGTCCAAGTGATTTAGGATTAGGAGAACCAGCACCTATGGATAACACCATGGGTATAGCATCTACAATGCCAGCAGAAGTAGAAACAACTACACAACAAGATATAGTACCATCTAGTGCTTTCCAAGGAGA